AATAACCTCACTTTTGGGCACCAAAAAAGAGCCCATGATTTTTTTGCATAGCAAGGGCCCTCAGATTGTTCATATTCTGTGTCTTTGTCACCTCACGGGATGACATTAAAAACCTTTGCTTCTAAGAAGTATAGCAGAAAAAATTCGTTTTGTAAACGAATTTTTCCCGAGCCTAGAAATAAGAGAGCGAGGCCGTTTTGTAAACGAATTTTTCTCGAGTCTAGAAATGAGAGAGCGAGGGAGAGTTAGTAGGAGTGACCTATTTGTATCAGGCAAGAGGTCAACAATTGACGTAGTGATTGAGTGATCCCTCTTCATTTTCTTTTGGAAGAAAATTGTATTGTTTCCTACCACAAAAGGCGAACAAGTGGGGCTTCTTGCTCCTTTGTTAGAAGGAAAGAAGTCGGTTTTGTGGTATAGTATTGTCACACCCTCCGAAACGCTTGAAATAAGCACTTTTTCAAGCCCAGACCGTCGAGTGAATACGAGATTGAATACGAGATTATAAAATCATGTATTCTACTAGTTTATCGATCGCGTCCGTCCGTTGCTCGTCTGCTATATGCGTGTATAGATCAAGCGTGATTTTTATCGTGCTATGTCCTAAACGGTCCGATATATTTTTCGGCTCGACGCCCGCTGCAAATAAAAGACTTGCGTGGGTATGTCTTAACCCGTGGGGTGTGATTACCTTCATTCCGTGTCTTTTTAGGGTCTTTTTAAAATAGCGGGTAAAGTTTTGAGCGTCCACCCAGTCCGCGCTCTCGTTGGTAAAAACGAAATTATCATCGCCTTCAAAGTGTTTACCATTCCGGAAGTAAATCTTGATCTGGTCTTTTCGCCACTTTTTTAGTACAGACAGAGTGGCGTCATCGATCGAAATCGTCCGAATACTGTTTTTGGTTTTGGGCGTTTGTATGATCTGCTTCCAATGGTTGCGCGTCGCGGTCTTTGTGACAGACAGTTGCTTATTTTCAAAGTCGATATCGGACCACTTGAGCGCGAGCGCTTCGCCTTCACGAAGCCCGGTATAACTCAATAGATGGACCAACGGGCCGAAATAGGTCAAGGAAGCGTCGCGAGTGATCTCGAGAAGAGCTTTCAGCTCGTCCTTGGACAGATAATTGTCACGTTTTGATATAGGCTTACTTTTTGGCTTGATGACTTTATCGAGCGGATTCGCTGGAATAATATCGATCAAAACAGCATACCTAAAAATTCGATGGATAATTGACAGATAGTTAGTATATAAGATATATTTTTCGCTCAAGGTTACAACGACTTTTTGACAATAAGGGACAGAGATTTTCTTGATCTTTATTTTTTCGAAGTGGTCCTTGATGATCTTCTTTAATTTAATTTCAGTTAGGCTATAAGTGCTAGGTTTAACCGTTGTCTTATAACTTTCTAACCATAACAACGCTATCTCTTCAAAAGTTGGATTGCTAAAATTACCGTTACTCGACGGAAGCCCGTTTTCTTCCACGTCAAGCAAGAGATTTCTTTCCGCTTGTTTAGCTTCCTTTATGGTTTTAAAGCCCCGGCGCGTGGTTCGCCGTTCTTTACCCGTCAAGGGATCGATCCCGAGATAGGTCTGAAATAAGTAACGAGTTTCCCCGTTTTTGGTCGTATATTTTTTAATCATGTTTTTCCTCCATTTTGGCTTGCCCGCACAATTGAAAGAACGAAATGATTATGATATACTTAACTTATAATTTTTATCATGTTTTTCCTTCGGGCTTGCCCGAGGGTTCTTTTTTTTACTCAAAAAAACATTTTGATGTTTTCTGCTTGCGCATTAGTGATTTTAGCTTTAATTGTCTTGACTTCGCTTGTTTCAATATTTCGCAAGTATAACTTAGCGAGACCCGGCTTTTCTTCTTGAGTGGTGATAGAGGTTGAATCAATTTTGCCTTTGCGTTTACCGGAAGCGCCTATTTTAGCACCAACAACAGCACCAGCTGGTCCAAGTGTTGAACCAATTACAGCCCCAAAAAATGCGCTCCCTTTTTTCCCTTTCTGTTTGGTCGTGCCAGTCGTTTTGGTATGCTCTATAATGGTAGAGCCCTCAAATTGAAAATTCTCAAATTCGAATAATTCTGGGGTTTCTGAATAGAAACCAGTATAATATAAACCATCAGTGGTTTTCCGGATCGTAGTTGTCCCGAATGAAATCTTTGTCTCTTGAGCAGCCTTTTTTCTCATTTCATTCATTGATGAAATTCCATCTGCTGTTTTTTCAGTCGCCTTTTTTGCAAAGCTCTTGATTTTGTTAAAGTCCATAAATTTTCTCCTTTTTTTATCCAATTAACGAAAAATATTCATCAACGACCATGATCTCGTCCGTGGTCGTTTTTAAGTTGTGTCGATCCATAAAACGAATATAGTTGAATTCGTGGCCTTCGTCCAGTTCCTCGCGAATAAGAGCCCGAATCATGGCCCTATTCGCTTCATTCTCGCACTTGATCGGATTGATAGCATATTGGGCCTCGGTATGTTTTAAGTGCGCTATTTCGTGCAAAATAACACGTTTTTGAGCTTCCTCGGACAAGGCTTTATTCACGAAGACAATCTTCAATTCATTTATTATCATTCCCGGCCGTTGCCACAGCTCATTATCGAAATAGGCGAGCGTGACGCCGGCTTCGTGACAAATGTCTTCTAGTCTCATAATCTCCCTTTTAAGTATATCTCAATAATATTTTGTATAGCGACGATATCTTCCTCATTTAATGGTTTGCCATCGAAGGTCTTCGCGTTTTCGGCCATTTTTCGGAGATCCAAGTCCGAAAAGTCCGGCTCTTTCTTTACGGGTTTAACTCCGAGCAAAAATTCCGGGGTTACTCCGAGCGCCTTCGCGAAAGCGTCCGCCCGGTTCAATGGAAAAGTGCGCGATTTATTAAAATAGCGAGATACCCCCGATTTTGCCATATTCGTTTTTCTTGCGAGCTCGCTTAAAGAGATATTCTTTTCGGAGCTCAATTCCTTTATTAATTCTATTATTTCGTCGTTTGTCCGCATGGTTTATTCACTCCTTTTTCTTCACGCTTCTATTATATCATCGTTCCCGAAAAAGTACAAATAATACTAAAAAAATAAAAAATGTATTTTTTTTGAAAAAAATTGTTGACAAAAGAGAACGTTTAGTTTATACTAAAATTGTTCCCGAAAGAGAACGAACAAAAACGAACGAAATTGAACGAAAGGAGGTCCATTATGACTGTAAACCATCGAAGAATTAAAGCGGAACGAATCGCGAAAGGTTTGACACAAGACGAAATGGCGCAAGCCCTCGGTTGGTCTGATCGCGCTCGATACGCGAAGCGAGAAAATGGCTTTGTTTCATTCGACGCGGACGAATTGATAAAAGTCGCAACAATCCTCGGATTCTCAAAAGACGAGATCGGAATTTTTTTTACCGAGAGCGTTCACTAAAGAGAACGAAGGGACACGAAAAAGCACCCGAGCGAGAACGTTCGAGCGCTTGAAAAATTTATCTATCTTAATTATATCAAAAAGTGCTTGCCCGCACAATTGGAGGAACGAAGAAATGGAGGAAGCAAAATTACCTCCCTTGATCTCGGACGAGATCGCGAAAGTCTATCTAAAGCAGATGATCGAGATCGTAAGAGAAGAGCTCAAGGAAGAAATGAAAGCGGAAAGTTTGCCATTAGATCAAAAGGCCTTAATGAAGAAATTCGGCTTCGACCATAGCTACATTAAAAAGCTAGAACGTCGAGGACTTGCATTTCGAAAACAAGGCAAAAAGAAAATGTACGACGTCCGAGACGTGTACGAAATTTTAGAAATGGAAAAGGAGTATTTAAAATGAAAATCAAATATGTATATAGCAATACACCTTTAGGCTGGGTATGGCAGTTAGAAATTGATGGACATCGCCCATTTTACCCTTGCGGTAACATTAAAGGATTGATGAAGTTCGTCAAAGAAGATTTGAATATCTTGCTTGACAAAATGAATAGCGATGATAACTATGGGCTTGCTTTCCACGCTTGCGGGTATAACGGACAAGCGCAACAAGATTATATTGAATATTGGGAAGAGCTAGGGGTCTCTGTATTTTAGTAGGAGGTATAAGATGGTAGAACCATCCTTAACAAGTCAGCTACTAGGGGCTGGAATGATCGCGATCATTTCCTTCGTGGCCGGCTTCGTCACTTGCTTAATTGACGTTAAAAAAGAAGAAAAGAAGAAACGACAACAGGCGAAGATCCAAGAATTGCTAGATCTTCAAGAAGAATACACTCGCGAAATAAAAGCGAGTGTTTGGGAAGACTTAAAACAACAACGCAAGAGCTCAATTTCAGACAATGATTGGAGTACGAGCCATGTTTGGTAAAAAGTCAAAACGGATCAGAGAGCTTGAAAAAGAAGTCGATCGCTTACGAGCTATCGAACGAAAGTATGTCCAACTTTTGAACGCGTCTCTTGATCGGGAATATCAACTATTGGAAAGGAAAATAAAAGATGGTAACAATCAATAAGCTCGAGATTGAAAACGTGAAACGTGTTAAAGCGGTTAAAATCGAGCCGTCAGCGAAAGGGTTGACGATCGTCGGGGGTAACAATAACCAAGGCAAGACAAGCGTATTAGACGCGATAGCGTGGGCTTTGGGTGGCAATAAGTACAAGCCTTCTCAACCGCAACGCGAGGGGTCAACAATTCCCCCAAGTCTTAAAATTACGCTATCAAATGGCCTTATCGTCGAACGCAAGGGCAAAAATAGCGATCTGAAAGTCATCGATCCAAGCGGAAACAAGGCCGGCCAGAAATTGCTTGATAGCTTCGTCGAAGAGCTTGCTCTTGATCTTCCAAAGTTTATGGAAATGACGAATAAAGAGAAGGCGACGACACTCTTACAAATTATCGGGGTAGGCGATCAGCTCGTCAAGCTCGAAATGGAAGAGAAGACCAAGTACCAAGAGCGCCACGCAATCGGCGTCATCGCGGACCAAAAAGAAAAGTTTGCCAAAGAGCAACCTTATTATCCAGACGCGCCAAAAGAGCTCGTTTCAATCGCGGAATTGATCCAACAGCAACAAGAGATCCTCGGACGAAATGGCGAAAATGCTCGCAAGCGTCAGAATCTCGCGAAAATCGAAAGCGATTATCAAGGGGCACTTGCAAACGTTGAGCGTTTGGAAGAAATGCTCAAGGAAGCTCGAGAGAAAGAGCAAGGACTCGCGCAAGACTTGGATATTGCTCGCAAAGACGCGCAAGACTTGATCGACGAATCAACGCAAGAGATCGAAGATAGTATCGCGAATATTGAGCAGATCAACCTCAAAGTCCGGGCGAATCTCGACAAAGACAAGGCCGAAGAAGACGCGAAGGTTTACCGCGAACAATATCGCGAGTTAGATCTTGTGATCGAGGGTATTCGCAAGCAGAAAACGGACTTGCTGACAAACGCGGACTTACCATTGCCGGGGCTATCCGTGGACGATGGAGAGCTCTTATACCTTGGTCAACGTTGGGACAATATGTCCGGATCGCAACAATTACAAGTCGCGACGGCTATCGTTCGCAAGCTCAAGCCAGATTGTGGCTTCGTCTTAATTGACAAACTCGAGCAGATGGACCAGATCACCCTTGCGGAATTTGGGGCATGGCTTGAACAAGAGGGCTTGCAAGCAATCGCGACGCGTGTATCAACGGGTGGAGAGTGCTCGGTTATTATCGAAGACGGGTACAGTATCGAGCCCGAAACAATCGCACAGCCTCGAGGATGGCAAGGCGGATTCTAAAAAAAGAAAGAAGGAAAAATCATGAAAAAAACAGAAACATTTATCGTTATTCGAAACAAGGAAACAGGGAGCTTTTTAGTCGATTACAAAAGCAACGAAGGAGCTTTTGCCTATACCGCTAGTTGGTCAGAAGATATCCAAGACGCAGCAAGCCAAGATATTGGATCACTAAAAAGAAACCGCGATAAATTGCAAAAAACGGCTGAACTGTTCGGGGGCGAATTACTCGTCGTAAATGCAACGTATGAGCTCGAAACGCTAGATGGCAACGAGCCGAAAAATCTCACGGAAGAGATCGAAGAAGCAAAACGCAAGCATTTTGAAAACTTTCTTCGTGGGCTTCTAGCAGAAAACGAGGAGGACTAAAAAATGCAAATCACAAGAGGAAGAAAGGCACGGGCACAAAAGGTCGTCATCTACGGACCGGAAGGGATCGGAAAGTCTAGCTTTGCGAGTCAATTCCCGGATCCGGTATTCATCGACACCGAGGGATCAACGGACAATATGGACGTGGCCCGGTTAGACAAGCCGACAAGTTGGGCAATGCTCAAGAACGAGATCGCGTTCATCAAGGCGAATCCAGACGCTTGCAAAACGCTCGTCATCGACACGATCGATTGGGCGGAACAACTTGCGGTCGATTATGTTTGCGCCCAACACCAGAAAAACGGGATCGAAGATTTCGGGTGGGGCAAGGGCTATACATACGTCCAAGAAGAGATCGGGCGCTTGCTGAATAGCTTGGGTGAGCTAGTGGACAACGGGATCAACGTCGTTTTGACAGCTCACGCACAGATCAAGAAATTCGAGCAGCCGGACGAGATGGGATCATATGATCGATACGAATTGAAGCTCGGGCAAAAGTCAAGCTCGAAAACAGCGCCACTCGTGAAGGAGTGGGCCGATATGGTGCTTTTCGCGAATTATAAGACCCTCGTCATGACGACCGACACAGGCAAGAAAAAAGCCCAAGGGGGCGAGCGTGTCATGTACACGAACCATCGGCCAGCGTGGGACGCGAAGAACCGTCACGGACTTCCGGATCAATTGCCATTTACTTATGATAGTATCGCGCATATTTTCGCAACGCAACAAGTGACACCGCAACCGCAACCGACACAACCAACGCCAGAGCCTCAACCGGAGGAACAACCAAAGAGCGAGATCAAGGAACAATTGACCGAGATCGGTCAAGAGGTGGCCCGAGAAATGGGACGCGCACCGCAACCAGAAACACAACCGCAAACAAGCGGAACGCTTCCGCAAGCATTGATCGACTTAATGATACCGCACAACGTGACAGAAAGCGAATTGCAAGACGTGGCATATATTCGAGGGCACTTCCCGATGGGGACACCGATCGAAAACTTCCCGGCTAATTATTGGGATATGATCGTTGCGAATTGGGACGCTACACTCGACGTCATTCAAAACCAAGTCCGGAAAGATCCAGAATTCCCCTTCACAGTGTAGATTTTAGGAATTAGAAATCATAGCAAAATATAACAAGGAGTATCTATGAAAGATAAAACTATTAAAATCGATTTGTCGAAAATCGCAAATACAGCCTTACAAGAAAAGGTTGACAAAGAACTTGAAAAAGTCCTTGAGAATATTCTGGACCTCAACACAGAGGCTAAAGCAACCCGTAAGGTAACGATCACATTAACGATGTCAACGGACGATGAGCGTACTGTTGTTAAGACAGGTATGGAAGTCAAATCCACTTTGGCACCACAGAAAGGTGTCGCAACAACTGTCGTTATTGGTCGTGATGACACTGGTAAAATTCACGCTAACGAGCTAAAAAGTGGTATTCCGGGTCAGACTTACTTTGATGATAATGGAGACATGAGAACCGACACTGGCGAACTCATCGAAAAGATTGAAAAACAAAATACAAATATCATTGATTACAACAAAAAGAAAGCAGGTAACTAACTATGACAGAAAATCTCAAAGAAGCATTATCATACGCAGTCGAACTAGCTGGTAAAGAAAACAAAATCATTCGTTCAGAGACAGGGAAGGAATATTTTGATAGCAATGAATATGAATTACGGGAACTTAACCCTCGTAAGTACGCACCTATCCTTGAGCTTCAGACACTCAAAAGTCTAGTTGACTATCTCAAGTCAGATAACGATCTCATCAGTGATCGTAAACTTTTAGTTGTCGTGGACAGTTACCAAAAAGTATCTGTATATAATCAAGTTGATTTCGAAAATGGTAAACGTCCTCAGCTTGTGTCTGTAAGAGCATCTGTCCCAGTTATTCCATTCAGCAATTGGCGCGATCAAGAAGAATTTAATATTATGCTGCAGTCTATGTTCATCAATGACGCAGATCGCAATTTGGTTTTGGATTTTGCCAGCCATTTAAAAATCGAAAAAGGCGCAGAAGTACAGGACAATGGCATCAGTCAAATGGCGACGGTTCGCGATGGTGTAGCAAGTCTAGCACAAGCTAAGACTCCAAATCCAGTGACCTTGCGTCCATATCGTACTTTCAATGAAGTAGAGGAGCCTGCTAGTCAATTCGTCTTCCGAATCAACAAATCGGCGAACCTTGCTCTCTTCGAGGCAGATGGCGGTAAATGGAAATTAGAAGCCGTCGAAAGCATCGCAAATTATTTAAAAAATGAACTTGCTAGCAACAAAAAAATTACTATTTTAGCTTAAAGGAGAAATTTCATCATGACACAACAACAATACAACAACAATTTCGAGCGTGAGTTTGGATGGGAAGACACGATTCAGAAGGATTCAGAATTCGTCCTATTACCAGAAGGATTGTACTATTTCACAGTTAAGAGCTATGACCGCGGACGTCACACGCCGAACCCTCAAAACCCCGGCAAGTTGCCGGCTTGTCCAAAAGCGACAGTCTATCTTCAAATTGTGGCTAACGAAGGCGAGACAGAGCTCCGTCATAATCTATTCTTGCACAGCTCAACCGAAGGTATGCTCTCCGCGTTCTTTGGGTCTATCGGACTAAAACGTAAAGGTGAACCCCTCCGTATGGATTGGAACGCTGTCATCAGCAAAGTCGGAGTTTGTAAGGTAGGAATCCGTGAATACAACGGCAACAAGTACAACGAAGCAAAAAGCATGATTTACGCCGAAGACGTGGACTATACGAAGGTATTGAACGCACAACCGGGACAAGCTCAACAAGGCTATCAACAACAACCAACGCAAGGATTCAATCCCGGTCAGTTTTAAGGGGGTATAGATGAAATTACGGCCTTATCAACAAGAGGCGCGAGAAGCCGTCCAGAAGGAGTGGGCAGAAGGGCGCAAACGCACCCTTCTAGTCCTTCCGACTGGGACGGGGAAGACGGTCGTCTTTTCGAAAATTATTGAAGATCAAGTCCGAGAAGGGAAACGCGTCCTCGTACTCGCTCACAGATCCGAGTTATTGGATCAAGCAAGCGACAAGCTCAAGACCGCAACGGGACTCGGTACAGCGCTAGAAAAGGCAGAAAGTACGTCAATAGGTTCATGGTATCGAGTGGTCGTGGGATCTGTCCAAACTATGCAACGGGAGAAACGATTGAGTCAATTCCCGCCCGATTGGTTTGATACAGTCGTCGTCGATGAAGCTCACCACGCTATATCAGACGGCTATCAGAAAGTTTTAAACCATTTCGGAGATTCGCAAGTCCTCGGGGTTACAGCAACGCCCGACCGTGGAGATATGAAAAACCTCGGATCGTACTTTGACAGCTTGGCCTATGAGTATTCACTCGTGCAAGCAATCAAGGAAGGCTATCTATCTAAGATTAAAGCCTTGACGATTCCGATTGATCTTGATCTCTCGAGCGTTTCGATGTCCGCGGGTGATTTCAAGGCAAGCGACGTCGGAACGGCACTCGATCCATACCTCGTACAGATTGCGGACGAAATGGCCGAATATTGCAAGGACAGAAAAACAGTCGTCTTTCTTCCACTAGTAAAAACAAGCCAAAAATTCCGCGATATTTTAAACGAGCGAGGATTTAAGGCAGCCGAAGTCAACGGCGAATCGAAGGATCGGGCCGAAGTGCTCGAGGACTTTGAGCGTGGCCGGTATAACGTTCTTTGTAACTCTATGTTACTCACGGAGGGGTGGGATTGCCCCTCGGTTGATTGCGTGGTGGTGTTGAGACCGACGAAAGTCCGAGCGCTCTATTCGCAGATGGTCGGACGTGGGACGCGTCTCTTCCCCGGAAAAGAAGAGCTTCTTCTCCTCGATTTCTTATGGCACACGGAGCGTCACGAACTATGCCGGCCGGCTCACTTGATATGTGAGAGCCCGGAAGTTGCGAAAAAAATGGTCGAAAACATGGAAGAAGAAACGGGCGTCGTGCTCGATCTCGAGGATATGGAAGCCAAAAGCGCAGAAGATGTCGTGGCAGAACGCGAAGAGGCCCTTGCGAAACAGCTCGCAGAAATGCGGAAACGCAAGCGTAAACTCGTCGATCCGTTACAGTTTGAAATGTCTATCCATGCCGAAGATCTTTCGAATTATGTCCCTAATTTCGGGTGGGAAATGGCCCCGCCTTCTGAAAATCAACTCAAGGCCCTTGAGAAGTACGGTATCTTTACTGACAAAGTGGGGAACGCCGGAAAAGCGAATCTCTTGCTTGATCGTTTGAACAAGCGCCGAAACGAAGGACTTTCAACGCCGAAACAGATTCGTTTCCTTGAGAGTCGAGGCTTCCGAAATGTCGGAATGTGGAGTTTTGAGAATGCAAGAAACATGATTGATCGTATCGCAGCCAATGGGTGGAGAATACCGCACGGGATCAGAGCGAGCGAATACTTACCAAATTAGAAAGGAAGGGCATGAACAACGAAAGAGAATTTGACTTGTTGCCATTACTCGATCATATCAACCCCGCCATTTTGTCCTATCAAGAATGGATCAATGTCGGGATGGCCTTAAAACATGAAGGATATACAGCCTCGGACTGGGACAACTGGTCGCAGAATGATACAAGATACCGAAAATTCGAGTGTTTCAAAAAGTGGGACACGTTCAACGAACAAGCGGGCTCAATCGTAACGGGTGGGACGATTGTCCAACTCGCAAAAGATCACGGCTGGGTGAACCCGTACTCAAACGACAGCGAGGGCGCTCATGAGCTTGATTGGAACGATACAATCGATCGGGACTATCGCGTCATTGATAAGAACTGGATCGAGGGAAAAGAGATTCATGAGCCTACAAACTGGAACCCAGTACAAGAGATTATCAAGTACCTCGAGGCCTTGTTTGAATCGTCCGAGAATGTCGGTTATGTCACGGAGAGCTATCCAAAAGTCAACGACGAAACGGGCGAGATTGAGAAATGGCTTCCGACCAAGGGAGCGTATGACCGGACAGCCGGACAACTGATCGAGCAACTTTCCAAGTGTAACGGAGATATCGGAGCTGTCCTCGGGGACTATCACAAGGAAGCGGGCGCGTGGATTCGATTCAACCCGTTAGACGGTAAGGGCGCAAAGAACGAGAACGTGACCGATTATCGTTATGCGCTCGTTGAGTCTGACAGCATGAGCGTAGAAAAGCAAAACGCCATCTATAAAGAACTCGAGCTTCCTATCGTGGCCCTCGTATATAGTGGGAACAAGTCCTTACACGCTATCGTGAAGGTGGACGCGAGCAATTACGACGAATACAGAAAGCGCGTTGACTATTTATATAAGATATGCCAAAAGAACGGGATCTCGGTCGATACGCAAAACCGCAACCCGTCGCGCTTATCTCGTATGCCGGGCTTCGAGCGAAACGGCCAAAAGCAATTTCTTGTCGATACGAATATCGGAAAAAGAAATTGGGAAGAATGGTATCAGTATATCGAAGATCTCAACGACGATCTTCCAGATCCGGAAGGGCTGGGCGATAGTTGGGATAATCTTCCAGATCTCGCTCCCGAGCTGATCCAAGGCGTGCTCCGTCAAGGACACAAAATGCTGATCGCCGGGCCGTCCAAGGCCGGGAAGTCGTTCAGCTTGATCGAAATGTCAATCGCCATCGCAGAAGGTCAAAAATGGCTTGAATGGAATTGTACACAAGGAAAGGTCCTATATGTCAATCTTGAGTTGGATCGCGCGTCATGTCTCCATAGATTCCGCGACGTGTACGAGGCCATGGGATTGCAACCGAACAACTTGCAAAATATCGATATTTGGAATCTTCGCGGTAAGACTGTACCGATGGACAAGCTAGCTCCGAAATTGATCCGCCGATCGCTCAAAAAGAATTATATCGCGGTTATTATTGACCCGATTTATAAGGTATTGACGGGTGACGAAAACAGCGCGGACCAAATGGCACACTTTACGAATCAGTTTGACAAAGTGGCGACAGAGCTCGGGTGCTCCGTGATTTACTGTCACCACCACTCCAAGGGCTCACAAGGCAATAAGAAGTCAATGGACCGGGCAAGTGGGTCGGGCGTATTCGCTCGAGATCCGGACGCGTTGATTGACTTGGTAGAATTGGACGTCACGGAAGAATTGATCGTGCAGCGTATCAACCATACGGCATGCCATATCTACAAAGAGGCCTTGCAAACGTGCAACCTTGGATATTACCAAGAAGAAGTCACGCTCGACGATCTCCAAAGTGCTGCAATCATGCGAACACACTTTGAAAGAGCCGTTCCGGATATACTTGATCGTAAGCCATGGATGGACAAGATAGAACAAGCCCGTCGAGCGATTGAAATTTCGACAGCGTGGCGCGTGGAAGGGACGCTCCGAGAGTTTGCCAAATTCAAGCCTATCAATATGTGGTTTAGTTATCCCGTGCATTTCTTGGACGATTCGGGAGTCCTTGCTGATATACAACTCGGAGAAGATACGAATGGGAATAATTCGCCTTGGAAGAAAAATTTCGACAAAAAAGAGACGAAAGAGGATAAAAGCGAAAAAGTAGAAAGCGCTATTTACTCAATTTATGATGGAATCAATCCAGTTACAATTGATGATCTGATCGATTATTTTTCAACCGAAGATAAGCCGGTAAGTGAAAAAACTGTCCGAAGATGGATCAAAAATAATGGTAAATTTACAATTAAAAACAAGGAAATTTTAGCAAAAAATGACGAGGGACAAAAATAGGGACAGGGACAAATCGATGGACAAATCGATGGACAAATATCGAAATGTCCCTGTCCCTCGAGGGACAAACATCGAGATGTCCCTTGTCCCTGAACCTGTCCTTTGAGGGACAAAATGAGGGACAAATCGATTAAATAATCGAAATGTCCTTGTCCCTGACGAGGGACAAAATGAGGGACAGAATCTCTCCTCCTCCGGAGAGAGAGATTTAGGAAAATGTCCCTGATGGTCCATGGGTACAGGAACAGGAACAGGGGGGCTTTGCTCTCGCCCCCTGTAACCCTGTAACCCTGTCCCCTGACATGGACGAAGCGCGAGAGCGTGGAGCTAAAAAGAAAAAGTAAAAAAGAAATGGTAAAAAATATATGAAAGTAAAATTTTTCAAGTCGAACGTGGAATATTTCTATGCCATAGAAAACGAAGTAAATCGCTTCCTTGAGTATTTGGAAGAACATGGCAAGGTATGGATCAACACCGAGGTACAAACTATCGGGGAGAATGTATTGATTTTTCTGTTTTATGAGGATGAATAAATGATCGAATTCTTTTTGCCGATGGAGAAAATTCCAACGACGACACACCAACAGAAAAAAGTAAATGTCAGAAATGGCAAGCCGATTTTTTACGAGCCAGTGGAATTGCAAAACGCACGAGCAAAATTTGAAAGTCTTCTTTCGCGTCATGTACCTCCGGACAAAATGAAAGGGCCGATCCGGCTCACGGTCAAATGGTGCTTCCCGATGATTAAGGGAGTACGGTCCGGCCAGTACAAGACAACAGCGCCAGATACGGACAATCTTCAAAAACTATTCAAGGATTGCATGACAGAAGTTGGCTTTTGGAAAAATGACGCAGAGGTGGCAAGCGAGATTGCAGAGAAGTTTTGGTCCGAGGTCGTGGGGATCTATGTCAGAGTGGAGGAGTGGGACAATGAATTATATACATTTCTTTAGCGTCGAGATCCCCGAATGGATGACCCAAAGTAACCAAGTAGCGCAAACCGTCGGATTTAATACTGATCGGTATTGGCTATGGGTTACGGGATCGATCGCGGAGATCTGCAAGAAATACAATGATAACGAGCTTGTGGTGAAACAATTCGGGCTCTTGTTTGAATGGCTCGAAGCTCAAGCGGAAGGAGCGAAAGGATGAAAGAAAAGACTTACTATAACAATTTGGAAGCGCAGCTCGATCTCGGAGAGAAATGCTTGAAAGGTATCAAGGTACTTGAAAGTGAAAAGACCATAAAACGCTTTCAGAATTTAGTCGATCTCAACGGCGAGCAATATGAGATCACTATCACAAAATGGAAGAGACTATAAAATGGAATTGATAAAGTATGACAGCGATCAACGGCAGCGATTCCCGAAAAATCTGATCCGGCTTAGAAAAGAGCGGGGCTTGACGAGGGGTAAGCTCGCTCAAAAGCTCGGATGGTCGTATAACACCATCACAGCGTGGGAACGGGGCGAACGTATGCCGTACCAGTACGCGATCGAAGATATATGCGGAGTCTTCAATGTAACGGGGACCGAGCTCTTAGGATCACCCGTGAAATTGCGAATGTTTGCCTATTATCGAAAAGGCAAGCTCACGGCAACGGGGACGCTACAAGAGATTGCAGATCAGACCAAGCAACGAGTGGCTAGCTTGCGGAGCTTGCTTTCCAAATCGAAGAATCCCAAGCCGGAATGGCAGACGTATCTCGTGGAGATCGAGGATGAAACGAGATATACAATCGAATTCACGCAGACGTTCACGATCGAAGAGATCGAACGGCACGGGCTAGCGTGGTTACGGAATAGCCCGCTCGCAGAGATTAAGGAGGTGGTCTAATGTTTGTTATTTTTAGAAATAATTTCGAGGAGCGCTTAATAAATACCGATAAAATAAGTTCAATTTGGAAAGATACAACTAATAGTACGCAACCATACTTTCGTGTTGAATATATTGGTGGTGGTGGTTTTGGTTTTAATTCCCTAGAATGGAATGGTTATTTCAGAGGCACACCAACGCTGAAAGATGTTGCGCTTGCGTTAATGGAATTTGAAAAAATTAATAAGGAGGCGAAGAGATGAAGAAAGAAGAATTGATAAAAAAAATTAACGATATACCTTGGGACGAAGGTTTAGTCGTGGACACGCTCAAGATCAATCGGGCCGGATTGATACAATTGATTGAGCAATTCGATGAACCAAAAGAAAAAGTCGCGCTTCCCCGGCCGGTGGCGAACTGGATCTCTTGCGTGAGAGGACGAAACAAGACTTTGCATTTTGCGCTAGAAAATGCACCCGAAGAAGTTAATTTGTGGTTTTGTGAAGATGAAAAAAATCGACAAAATATTTTTGCTGACGCTTGGGTCAATGGCTATCATATTGAGAGAGCGAAGCGGTATATTGTAAAAGTAAAAGGAATGGAAGAAGGTTACGATATCCTAAATTATCGCACAAGCGCAGATAAATGGTTTTTTAGCGGGGAATCTGAACCGTTAGATTATCGCACAAAACACACCCGCAAACAACTTGAAATAGGGGGCTTTTGTGAAGTGTTTAATAACCCGTTGTTTGAGGTTGTAGAGGTGGAAGAATGATACCAAGATTTAGAGCGTGGGACAAGATCGACAAGGAATTATATTCAGTGGATGAAATTAATTTTAATCGTGGAGAATTTGAATCCATTGGAGATGGTATCACATTCTTACGCGGGGCAGATGAAGTTGAACTCATGCAATCAACAGGACTATTTGACAAAAATGACAAAGAGATCTTTGAGGGGGATATTATTACAAATGGTATATCAGTAGTTGATGTAAAGAATCACCAAACTTTAGGTTTTTACACCGTGGTCAATGGTGAAGAACGCTTCTTTGGCAGTAATACAAGTATTAAAGATTTTGAGAATGATGTTGAAGAATTTTCTAGTATAACTAAAATCATCGGCAACATTTACGAAAATCCAGAATTTTTGGAGGTGGAGTGATGAACTTACTAGATACTATCTTCCTCGGATTCATTGGTGGTTGGCTCGGTGGCTTCGTCTGGGCTTTACTCGTCGCGTTAAAGGGAAGAGGTAAAGAAAAATGAAACAGCATTTACTTGGAATCTTGAACATTGCAGCCCTCGTGATCGTGCTCGTCGTTTGTTGCGTAAATATGAACGCTCGGATCGTTACATTAGAAGAGCGTACAAAAGAGCTACAACTCAAAGTAGAGGAGCATGACCGCTCAATCGAGAAAAACAATGAACGGGACAAAATGCAAGATACTATAATAAATAAGCTGAACGCTAAATATAATTCGAAGGTGGCCGAAGAATTGCAAGAAGCTGCTGACCGAAACGGCGTGGGGGGATAATGCGAAAGTCTATATCGTGAGAAAGTATGACAAGCTGACGCGTTGGGATTGCAATCACTCGACAACATTCGAGGAATTTGAATTTGAAACGAAAGCCGAAGCGATGAAATTCCGGAATAGTCACAAGAGAGGCGTCTTTGGCGTGTACAAAAAAGAAAAGTAAATAGCTACAAGCTAGAAAGGAGGGGAGCTTGAGAATTGAAACAAGATATGGATATCTGATCGACGCGCTTCGACGTTATCCGTTCGATAAAGAGATCAAAGAGCGAATCGAAGAGATCACTTTCCCGTATCAAAATTTCGACGAGAATTGGTTTATTAAGAGCAAGTCAGCAACTAACACGCCCGAGGCTCTAAAAAACGTTATTCTCAAGGAAAACGATCCGGAGTTGATTCGACTCTATACGCTCGCAGAAGCCATCACAGAATATACAAGCGAGTGCGCTCCCTCAAATTGGGAGGCAATCAAGGCGCTCTATGTCACACGATCGAAAAACGTCGAAGGGGTGGCGCTTGAGCTCTTTATGTCAAAGAATTCAGTCTATCGAAATATCATTAAACCGTTTTTCGAGGGACTAGAAAAGAAATATACAAGTATTTTTCTAAAAAGGGCCCAAAATTTGGGAAAAGTGTCGAAAAAAAGGTGGTAAAATTGTATTATCGGAAGATTGAAGGAAACAACGATCTTCATCGCGGACGACAGGCGTTTCATTTTAAAAAATACCAAAAACACCAGTAAGCATTTTTTCATGGGTCTCCTAACTTTTATTTTCAAGGCGGTTCGATTCCGCCCGTCCGCTTCGACAAGGTTTTACTTTCATTTCACCTTGTCTAACCTTTCCATTCTTCAAAAGCAGCTCTCACTTACTCCGGAGCTGTTTTTGTTTTCCCAAAAATAACCGATGAAAGGGGGTGCGTTCGTGATGGGATGACGGAAAAACAACAGAAATTCGCAGATGAATATATCATTTCGCTTAATGCTACACAAGCGTATAAAAAGGCTTATCCGAACGTTAAGAAGGACGCAACAGCCAGAGTATGTGCAAGCCAGCTCCTAACAAATCCTAATGTAAAAGCCTATATAGACGAACGGCTTGAGAAATTGAAGTCGGAACGTGTCGCAGACCAACAAGAGGTCCTTGAATTCCTTACGTCCGTTATGCGTGGCGAAGTGACCGAGCCCCTTCTGGTATTGGATGGCGAAGGGACTCAAAAAGTCGTGAACGCTGTCCCGAACGTATCAACGCGACGAAGTGCAGCGGTTGATCTTGGGAAACGATTCGGACTATTTGTTGATAAACAAGAGATCACTCAACGGACAATTGAGATAAAAGTTGGTGAGTGGGATGACGACGACAACTAAACCACGGATCAAGATCGAATTCAACTATCCGAGCCGTGTCTTCAACAAGCATATCTACGACAAGCTGACAGACTATGATACCTTCACGGAGGTACACTATGGCGGTGCGTCGAGTGGCAAGAGTCACGGAGTGATCCAGAAGGTCGTATTCAAGGCGTGTCAAGATTGGAAGTATCCACGGAAAGTCTTATTCCTTCGTAAAGTTGGGGCAACGGTGTACGACTCTATATTCGAGGACGTGAAGCAATGTCTCGAAACTTGGAAGTTACTCGACAAGTGCAAAGTAAATAATTCAGCATATCGGATAGAGCTCCCAAACGGGGCTCAATTTATTTTCAAGGGGTTGGATAACCCGGAAAAAATCAAGTCCATCAAGGGCATTTCTGACGTGGTGATGGAAGAGGCCTCGGAATTCACACTTGACGATTATACGCAGTTAACGCTCCGGCTACGGGATAAGAAACACAAGAAGAGACAGATCTTCCTAATGTTTAACCCGGTGTCGAAGGTCAATTGGGTTTATAATGCGTTTTTTGTCAAGACGCCAAAAAATACAGTCGTCTATCAGACAACATACAAGGATAATCGTTTTCTTGACGATATCACAAGAGAGAATATCGAGGAGCTAGCGAGCCGGAACGAAGCCTATTACAAAATATACGCTTTAGGTGAGTTTGCAACGCTTGACAAGCTCGTTTTTCCAAAGTACGAGAAGCGCCTTCTCAACCCGTCCGAGTGGGATCACTTGCCGGCCTATTTTGGGTTGGACTATGGATTCATCAACGATCCGAGCGCGTTCTTACACGTTCGAATAGACGATCAGAATCGCAAGCTATACGTCGTTGAGGAATACGTCCGAAAAGGACTGACAAACGACAAGATCGCGGAGGCTATCAAGTCCCTCGGGTATGCGAAAGAGCAGATTCGGGCCGATTCAGCGGAAAAGAAATCGAATCAAGAGCTCCGGAATTCGGGAATCCCTCGAATCATCGACGTACAGAAAGGACCGGGATCAGTTATGCAAGGAATTCAATATCTCCTCCAATACGACTGGGTGGTTGACGAACGTTGCGTGAAGTTGATCGAAGAGCTTGAAAATTACACATGGAAGAAAGACAAGAAAACAAATGAATACATAAACGAGCCCGTCGATTCATACAACCATTGTATCGACGCGATTCGGTACGCGTTACAAGATCGTATCTTACAAAGTAAGTCAGTACAAGAACGAATGAAGAACGCGTCATATTATTTCGGGAGGTAAAATTGGTTACTAATTTTTTAAAGGGGACGCGTTTCGGAGAACGTGCGAACGATCATTTTTTCATGATGACAGAAGACTTCGCAGTCATCGATTATGCGTCGAGTGTATGGATCGAGCAATTGAAGCGATACGTCAACCGGCACAAGAAAGAGCAATTGCCACGTTTGCAAGAGCTCAAGCGTTATTACAAAGGCGACAATAATATCAAGTATAGACCAGACAAGGAAGACTCAACAGCGGCAGACAATCGTATCTCGAGCGATTTTGCAAAGTATATCACCATGTTCGAGCAAGGCTATATGTTGGGGAATCCGGTCGAGTATAAGAATGAAGACGACGTGGTGCTTGAGAATATTAAGGTATTCTCCGCAAAGAACAACGAGAAGAAACACAATTCGTCAATCAAGAAGGATCTTTGCGTCTATGGTCGGGCCTATGAGCTTTTGACTGTTACGGAGCGCGATCGTGTCGCTTGGGTGAAGCTGTACAAGTTGAGTCCCGAGCAAACGTTCGTCATCTATGACGACACTTACGAACAGAATTCGCTGATGGGTGTCAATTATTACGACGTTGATTATGGAGACGCGAAACGGAAGACAATCATCAAGGTATATACAGCGGATCGCCTCTATACTTACGAGTGGAGCTCACAGAAGAGCGACGGGATGAAGCTCAAAGACGAGCAAGAGCATTTCTTCCATGGCGTACCAGTCAACGAGTACAGCAACAACGAAGAGCGACTCGGATCGTATGAGTCAGTATTGGACAATATAGACGCCTACGACTTGTCACAGTCAGAGCTTGCAAACTTCCAACAAAACAGCAATGACGCGATTTTGCTGATTAAAGGCAACCCGTACACGGGAGCGGAAGAGAAGGACTTTTTCGATGATGGTCGAATCAATCCGAACGGTCGCCTCGGGGTGTCCATGGCATACAAGCGCGCTCAAGTGCTTATTTTGGACGACAACCCGAACCCGGGAGGATCTGCACCAGACGCAAGTTATCTCGTTAAGCAGTACGATAGCGCGGGGGCAGAAGCGTACAAAGAACGTCTAGTGAATGATATCTTGCGGTTTACGTTCACGCCGGACACGTTAGATAGCAACTTCTCGGGCACGCAATCGGGCGAGTCTATGAAGTATAAGCTGATGGCTGCTGATAATTATCGCGAGCAACAACAAGATCTCTTTGAAGCCGGGCTTATGCGTCGGTTACGTCTAGCGGTCAATATTTGGAAGATCCAAGGGAACGAAAGTACGGCTTACGAGCTTATCAATGAGACCGCGATTGTATTCCGTCCGAACGTTCCGCAAAACGAAAAAGAGATTGTTGAAATGGTCCGCACGTTGTACGGAATCGTGAGTGAACAAACGATCTTAGAGATTTTGAATCAAGTAACGGGAATCGACGCAGAAGTTGAGCTCGAGCGTTTGAAGGACGAAGCCAAAGAACAACTCGAAGTCTTGCCACGGTTCGAAAAGCAAGATCAAGAAGACGGAGGGGTGACAGATGACGAACAAATTGAAGAATCTGAAAATCCTCGAGGAGCATGATCGATATTGGACAGACCGAGCCCGTGAAATCTTCGAATACGTTGATCGGAAAGATATCAATTTTTTTGCTGAAATGGAAAAGATCTATCGTGAGCAATCCGTGAGCCTTCAAAAGTCGGTATTTGACTTTTATACACGCTTCGCGGAGGACCACGAGATCACTTACCAAGACGCAATGAAGCGCCTTCGAGGCGAGGACTTGAGCGATTATGCGGAGAACGCTCGACGGTATCGAGAGCAAGCGGAGAAAGATCCCGAGCTCTTGCGCCGGTTAAATGAGCAATACGCGTCAGCTCGTGCAGTGCGTCTCCAAGTACTCAATTCAGAGGCCATCTATCGCGCCGGTGTACTTGCCGGGGCATTGCATAAGAGCTTCGAAAAATATCTCTATGACGTGGCAGAATACGCTTATCAAAAGTCAGTCGGTGGACGTGCGGGTGCAATCAACCGTCCGGCGTTTGAAGAAGTTATCAAGACACCATTCAACGGCCGGAATTATTCCGCGCAATTATGGGGCAATACGGATAGCCTCGCAGATAGTTTGAAGAAGGTATTCCGTCAAGGTTTCATCCGTGGGGATAGCCCGCAAGAAATGGCCCGTGAGATTCGAAAAGAATTCAACGTGGCACGGTCCAGAGCAGAAACATTGATCCGGACGGACGCAACGGCCGTCGTCAATCGGGCGACGATCAAGCGATACAAGCGCGAAGGCTTGAAACACTATCGGATCTTGGTCGTGCTAGATGATCGGACGACTCAAATTTGTCGGAATATCGCGCAAGAGGACAAACTCTATAAACTCGAGGACGCACAAGTCGGGGTTAATATGCCCCCGTTTCACTATAATTGTCGATCTACGATTATGCCAGATGAAGAAGAATTGAATGGAAGTGTTGAAAATAATTCAAACGAAGTGTATAATTTAAGTATGAGGGAAGGGACGGCCGAATACCATAGTAAACAACTTTTCGATCAAATTTCAAAGGTTGAGCCGAAAATCACAAGTGATATGCAACGCATTGCCGGCAAGGGTAAACTTGCTGGACTTGAATTTCGAAAGAAAACGGTAGAGTCATTAACTCGTAAAATTATAACAGATAGCCAAACTGAAAATATAAGTTTATCAAAAGCTGCAAGCGAAATTAACGACGCTTTGCGATATACGACTATTTTTAATTCAGATACTTTTGAAAAAGAGTATTCGAAGATGAAACAAGATCTTATTACAGAGGGTTACAAAGTTGTAAAAGTAAAAAACACTTGGTTAATAGACGGGCCGTATAAAGGTGTGAATACAGTCGTTGAAAAAGACGGAATCAACTTTGAAATGCAATATCATACTCGGGAAAGTTTTGAGTTAAAAAACGGCCCCTTACATGAGCTCTATGAGAAGTATCGCGATACGAATACATCTGATCGAGAACGCATGAAATTATTTAAAGAAATGCTTGATTTAAGCAACGGGCTTGAGATTCCTAAAAATATAGAGAGGGTGAAGTGATATGAAAGATATTAGATACTACCACACAACGACGAGCAATCCTCAAGTGCTTCGTTTGATTGATGGTGTCATGCAAGTTTTTGACATCGAAAAAAAGTGGGTTGATAGTATTGATTGGTTTAATAAAATCTTTTTCAATGACTTCACGGATTTCGAAGAAATTTCAGAAAAGGACGCGTTTGCTTATATTAGTAGGATGGTAGCAGCATGATTGATATTGCCTTAGCTATCGCTAAAAAAGCACATGCGGGGCAAGTTGATAAAGCTGGTATTGATTACATACAGCACCCCCTCTATGTGGCCAGCCAAGTCAAAACTGAACAAGAAAAAGCTGTCGCTCTTTTGCATGATGTTATTGAGGATAGCGATGTAACTGTTGATGATTTATTGGTTTCGGGTTTATCAAACGAAGTTGTTACAGCGGTACAGATTTTGACAAAGAAAAAAGGTCAAAGTTATCAAGAATATCTTGAAAAAGTGAAATCAAATAATTTGGCGAGAGTTGTCAAACTTGCTGATTTGAAACACAACTCAGATTTATCGCGTTTGAAATCTGTTACCGATACAGACTACGAGCGTGTTAAAAAATACAAAAACGCAATTAATTACTTAAGCACTTAGATAATAATCTAGGCGCTTTTTTTATGCTCAAAATAAGAAAGGAGTATGATGATAAATATTTGGGATCTTGTTTCGTTTGTCGCGGGCATGATCTGTCTTGCTGTTCTGGTATTGGTGGGGTGGTCCATCATTGCCGGACTGATCGACGGAATCATCACAGCGATAAAGAAACACACAAAATGATCGGAGGTGATCCGGTATCTTGACAAGCGGGAATAGACCGCTTTTTTTGTTGTCCAAACTTTGCTGAAGACGTAAAAAGCTGCATTGTTTCGTCGCCGGACGTAAAGCGAGATCATCGAGTGACGGCGTAACCGTCGGAGGAAAATAAATGTCAGAAAATACACAAGCAACCGTCGAGACTGAAGCTATTGAGAAAGACGTCGCTCAAGAAGAACAAGTCGAGACCAAGCAAGAAAAGTCAGAGCGTACCTTCACACGCGCCGAATTCGGGAAGGCAGTCGCAGCGGAGATCGCAAAAGCTCGCGCAAGTTGGGAAGCGGAACAAGCCGAAGCCCTTGAGCTTGCAAAGAGCGAAGGTGAACGTCTCGCGAAGCTAACCAAGGACGAACGCGCCAAAGAGGAGGAAGCGAAGCGAATCAAGGCAATCGAAGAACGCGAGCAAGCAATCGCAGAACGAGAAATGAAAATGGCAACTATGGCGTTGTTAGTGGAAGAAGGCCTTCCGCAAGAATTCCTCGGACACGTTCTCGCTCCGACAGCCGAAGAAGTCAAAGCGAAAATTTCTGACTTGCGAAATGTTTTTGACAAAGAGGTTGAAAAACGCGTCAATGAACGCTTAGTGCAAAGCACGCCTCGACGTGGGGCTATCAACGGGCTCACGAAAGAGGATATCATGGCGATTGAAAATGACGAAGACCGTCAACGTGCGATCGCTGAAAATATTCAATTATTCAGAAAGGGCTAGAATATGGCTGAAGCAAAACTAACAACTATGGCAAATCTGGGCGAAATCAAGTCTATCGATTTTGTCAACAAATTTTCAAAAAATATCAATGATCTTTTGACACTTCTCGGTGTCACACGTCGTCAAGAATTGACAAGCGATCTCAAAATCCAAACTTACAAATGGACCGCGGACGTAAACGCGACTAACCCGGCAGAAGGTGAAGACATTCCACTTTCTCAAATGGTTCGTGCAAAAGCGCAAGCATACGAAGTCGCTTGGTTCAAAAAACGTCGTTCCGTATCAGCAGAAGCAATCGCGCGTCACGGTGCGTCAGTAGCTATCACAGAAGCAGACACTCGTCTTATGCGTGAGATCCAAAACGGAATTAAAGAGCAATTCTTTACATTCTTGAAAGCTAATCCGACAAAGAACAAAGGAAAAGGATTGCAAGGTGCACTTGCTCAAGCATGGGCAAAAATCGCAACTTTCAACGAATTTGAAGGCTCTCCAATCGTTACTTTTGTGAATCCAGTTGACGCTGCTGAATACCTTGGAAACGCCGGCGTAGGTGCTAACGCTTCTAACGTCTTCGGTATGACTCTACTCAAAAACTTCTTGGGTATGCAAAACGTTATCGTGATGAATGGTGTACCAGAAGGGAAGATCTACACGACCGCGATTGAAAATCTCGTCTTTGCTAACTTGAACGTGGCAAGCGGAGATCTCGGCGGATTGTTTGCGGACTTCACAGACGAAACCGGACTTATTGCAGTAGCTCGCGATCGTGCATTGAAGAATCTTACTTTCGAGTCTGTCTTCTTCGGAGCAAACGTTCTTTTTGCTGAAATTCCAGAAGGTGTCGTTGAAACAACAATCGAAAAACCGGCAGCAGTAGCAGCCTAATTAGGAGGTGAACGATGACAGCTATTGAGCTAGAACGAGCAACGGAAGAGATTCGCTTGCTGAAAGGAATTCCAAAGAGCGATCAGGAACAAGACGATTTATTGGCCCTAATAGTACGGGATAGCTTCGAGCGTATGATCGCTTACGTCAACCGATTTTCTGATTCTCCGCTTGAGGAATTGCCCGAAACGGTGGCATATATCCTTCGTGACGTGGCTGTCAGTCGATTCAACCGCCTAAACTCGGAAGGCGCAACAGCTGACAGCGAAGAAGGCCGGAGTTTTACTTGGGAAGATGGCTATCTAACAGATGATAATAAGGCCGTACTTGAAGGCCTCGCGGTGAAACATCGCGCCCGTGGGATCGCTAGATTCATTTAAGGGGGCGCGTGTATGATCTATAATGACCGCGTAACCTTGATTTTTGAAAAACGCCCAACGGACGAGCTATTGGATAAGGTGGAGAAGAAGAAGAGCTTCCCCGTTCCTTGTATGAAAAATGCCGTGTCAAACTCTGAAATGATGGGGCTTTTTGGTAAGTACAACTTCGACACGTTCAAGTTGCACTTGCAAGGTATTCATAAAGATTTTTCCGAAGTGATTTACAAAGGGCGTAAGATGAAAATCAAAGGCAAAAGATACCATCATAATAGTACGGTGATTTACTTATGAGTTTTTCATATAAAGTCAAGGGGCTCGACAAGTTCATCCGACGCGTCCAGAATAAGCCAAAACAAGCAAGGCGAGCGGTAAGTGCGGAATTGCACAGATCGGCCTTGCGAGTGGAACGAAAAGCCAAAATAAAAGCAGCAGTCGATACCGGATTCATGCGAAACGGAATCTTTGTTGCTCGGGTGGGTATGTTACGGTATAAGGTAACGTCCCCGGCCGGTTATTCGGTCTATGTCGAGCTTGGAACGCGTAAGATGAAAGCCCAACCATTCCTCGGGCCGGCCGTCAAAGAAGAAAGCGAAGTTCTTTTCAAAAATCTTCGCAAAATGTTTAGGAGGTGATCCATGGAATTTGAAGCACCTTCGATCAAGACCCTCGCGGAATTGCGCGAGAAATTGAAGCCGTTGAATATTCCGATCTATTTCAACCTTCCAGATTCAAACGTACTCGAGCCATTTTTGGTGATCGGGCAAACGAGCTCGGACACCTCGAAAACGGTCCAGACGGGCCTCATAATCGAGGATTTAAGCGTCCAGATAGATATCTTCTTATCGGACGACGAAAGTCGCGGAGGAGTCGAGAGAGTGCGATCAGAAGCGATCAGACGAATCGGTCGGAATAATCGGATGGCGTCAACCGTCTTGAAAGATGACTCAATAGGCCGGGAGGTCTATCATATCGTTATTAATTTAACAGAAATAATATTTTAAAAAGGAGCACTTATAAATGGGTGAAGCAGAAGACAAAGCAAAAATTAAAATTACGATCGCGAAGCCGGTCGTAGGCAAAAAAGTATTTTACTTTATTCAATCAATCCACGCAGAAAAAGGCACGGGAGCAATGCTTCCGGCTTACCGTAAAGATGGCTCTACTACCATGGGTGGTGAGTACATCGACGAACAAACACAACAAGGGCGCTTGCTTGAGAAAGCAACCGACGAGCACTCTATCGAGTTGTCTCAATATTTCGCGCCTAAAGATCCATCAGTACAAGTCATTATTGACGCACAGAAAACAGGTGAATCTGTAAAAATCTGGCGCGTTGTTGTTGACGAAAGCGTCAAAGAAACAACAACCGGAAAAGACACTTATCCGGCACAATTCGGATATGGTAAAATTACCGACGATATCGAATTCGACGACGCGGTCGATGGATTCGTTGAATTGAGCTATACCGTGGGTATCGTTGGTCGTCTTCGTGATGGTAAGTTCCCGTTGTCAACAGAAGAAATTGCAATGTTGAACGACGTTTACGAATACCAAAATCCGGGCGAAACAACCGGCGATTACAACAACATCACACGCTAATTTTTCAAGCAAGAGGGCCTCGAAAGCCCTTTTGCTTTTATTTTTTTACAAAAAAGGAGTTTTACAATGGAATTTACAGTCGGAAGCCGTACAATCGAGATCAAGTTTGATTATATGCTTATGTTCAAAGTCAACAAAGAGCTTTCCACTCGTGACGATAACGGCAAACCAAATGAGGACGGCGTGGGCGCTCTCTTCCTTCGCGTTGTCGAGCGTAATGATTCTGCTCTAGTGGATCTTATCAAGCTATGCGCGAGCAAGAAAGCGAAAGCCGTATCAGACGAGGAGGCCTTGAGCGCGATCGCTCTTAAGTTGGAAGAAATGGACGCTACGAATACCGAGCCGATTTTCAAAGCTATCGAAGAAGAAATGGTGGATTCAGGTTTTTTCAACGAAAAAGTTTTGAAGTATATCGAGAAGCTCGAGTTGGCCTTGAAATACTTGAAAGCGAAGTCCGAGACAGCGGAAGACCAAGCGACAGCCCAATTCCAGATCGAACAAACGGAAGCACAAATTGGAAGGATGAAGAGCGCGTTGTCCTAATAGAATGCGCTCGCTTGGGATTGACCGATACAAGGATAATCTATTCGTGCACGAAGAGAGAGCTCGACGCGATCCGCGAAGGGCTTTACTATCGCGCTATTGAAGAGCGAGAAAATCTTGTTGAGCTTGCCTTCAATCTCCGTTATACGCTCAACGCGAAAAAAGCAGAGATCAGCAAGTTAAGCAAGAAAAAGGATCGGGACAAGATCAAACGTTTGTTCGATCCGCAAAGAGAAAAACAAATCGAAAATAGAAAGGACTTGATCGCGAAAATCGAAAGATTGAACGAGCATTTCCAAAACAGAAAATAATATAAAGGAGGTGGAGCGATGGGATTCGATGGATCAATTGAGGCCCTAATTGGTGCGGATCTGACAGAATACGATAAGGCCATGGCCGAAGTTGTAAACTCGACGAAGAAGGCGTTCGAATCGGCAGCGCAAACGGCGTCCAAGAGCGCGAATCAGATGATCCGCGAAGTCGGTGAGCTGATGAATCGACTCGCGAAAAGCAACCAATCATCGGGCTCGAAAATTGCCCAAGGCCTAACCGGTGGCGTTAAAATCGCAATCGGTGAGCTTCAACGTATTGCTTCCAATATCGGCGCAAAATTACCCGACCCGATTCGAAAAGGCTTCATTCGCTTATCTAACGAAGTAAGAAGCGTATTCGGTGCTATGAAAGGCGATCTCACGTCTTTCGGTTCAAAAGTTAATTCAGGGTTAAACAAAGCGTTTAGCTTCGATATTTCGAAAGCTATTAAATCACCAAAGAGCGCGTTTGCGGAGTTGGCGAATAGTGTCGATTCCATGGCACAGCGGATCAGCTCAAAAGCACACTCTATCGGCACAGTCTTCGCGAATTCAGCGAAGAACATGAGCGGACCATATAAGACAGCGTTTGACGGCATTTCGAGCTATCTTGCGAGCTTTGAAGCGAAGGTTCAAGGTATCTCGGGACGGATCACAAGCGCCCTCGGTCAAAAGGTATTAAATCCGATCAACTCGTCATGGTCTAGTATGTTTTCCAACTTGACAAACAAGGCGAACAGCTTCGCGGATCGAGTGCGGAATTCATTCGGTGGACGGGTGTTATCATCCGTCAACAACCTCGCTAGTAACGTAAGCGGTAAGCTCGGGAACGCGTTCCAGACGGCCGGGCAGAAGGCAGTCGGAGCGTTGACGGGTATCGTGAGCCATACGGACAGAGCGGCGAGCGCTTCAACAAACTTGCTGAAACAAGTCCTCGGAGTGGCTGCTGCATATAAAGCATTTGATCTTGCAAAGCAAGCAATCAAGAGCACAGTCTCGAAAGCTGCTGAATTCGAGGCTAAAATGAGTAACATCAAGGCCGTTACTGGTGAGAGCGCGGACACGATGAAGAAATTCAACGACGCAGCAATCAAAGCTGGAGCGGACACAGCATTTTCAGCAGCCGAAGCAGCTGACGCGATTGGCGAGCTTGCAAAAGCCGGGGTATCAACGGAAGATATCCTAAACGGTGGTCTTACCGCGTCCCTTAACCTCGCAACAGCGGGCGAGCTAGACTTGAAAGAAGCTGCTGAAATTACATCAACGGCATTGAACGCCTTCCGTCGTGACGGTATGACGGCTACACAAGCAGCAAACCAACTCGCGGGAGCTGCTAACGCGTCAGCGACAGACGTCCACGAGCTGAAATATGGTCTTTCCATGGTAGCTCCGGTCGCTTCTGGGCTTGGTCTATCATTCCGCGATACCACAAACGCCCTCGCAGTCTTCGCTCAAAACGGGCTCAAGGGCTCCGACGCCGGTACATCACTTAAAACTATGTTGATGAATTTACAACCGCAAACAGAGAAGCAAATGAATCTTATGCGTGAGTTGGGAATCATCACAGAAGACGGCTCAAACCAATTCTTCACGGCAGAAGGAAAGATCAAGTCATTTGCAGAAATTTCTCAAGTTTTGAAAGACAAACTCGGGGGATTGACTGACGCAGAAAAACAAATGGCTTTGAAGACTATGTTCGGTACGGACGCGGTTCGTGCTGCAACAATCGCCATGAACGAAGGGGCAGATGGCGCGAATAAAATGCAAGAGGCCATCGACAAAGTGAGCGCTGCTCAAGTTGCTGCTGAAAAGCTCAACAACCTAAAAGGGGCAGTCGAAGCCTTGAGCGGATCGTGGGAAACGCTCCAAATTAAAATCGGGACGGCTGTCTTACCGGTTCTAACGACGCTCGTCAAATGGATCGATAAGCTAGTCGATAAGCTATCCAATTCTCAAGGCCTTCAAAACTTTTTAGACGCTTTAAACTCTTTGAATCCAGCCCTCAATCAGCTTTTGAACGGTACGAAAATGACCGGGGAGCAAGCTCAAAAATTCAGCAATACAATGTCCAAAATTAAGCCGGTTATTATGGGAGTAGTTGGTGCTTTGGCGTTTGGTCCGGCTGTCCGTGGTTTGACTCGTATGACGGGTGTCATGGGCATAGTCGCAAGCAAAACTCTTGCTCTCGGATCTGTTACTTCAAGCGTGTTTGGTTCAGTCGGGGGCTTAATTACTGGTTTTACAAGCAAAATTGCCGGTATTCCGGGCGTTCTTGGTGGGGCTGCTTCGCAAGGTATGTCCATATTGAGCATGATGACAAGTGGGATCGCGTCCGTGATGGGAATTGCCCTTGCTTCAATTGGTCCGGCTGCTATTTTAGGGCTTGTCCTCGCGGGCCTTGGTCTTATCAACCAACAATTCGGGAAACAGATCGATCAGTTGTTACAAACGGTAACAACCAAAGGTCCACAGATCATTCAAAAGCTCGTAAGTGGCATTACTAGTCAATTACCAAGCCTTATTGCTTCGGGTGCGGATCTAGTTGCAAAATTAGCGCAAGCCTTCGCGACAATGTTTCCAGTCATCGTTGACGCGGGAATTCAACTTATCGCAAGTCTTGTCCAAGGCGTGGGCCAAAATGCGGGATCGCTTATTTCGTCAGCAATAACCGTCATCGGATCATTCGTTGATACATTGCTCCAAGCATTGCCGCGATTGCTATCAATTGGGATGGAATTGCTCGTCAACGTAACGAATGGTATTTTGCAAAACTTACCGCAATTACTGACAACAGCGCAACAGATCGCGACAAACTTCGTCACGAGCTTACAAGCGAACTTCCCTTCTATCCTTGAGCAAGGTATCCAAATTTTGAGGAATGTCGTTCAAGGTATCGTCCAAGCATTGCCGACAATCATCCAAATTGCAACGCAAGTCATCGTCGGGTTCATTCAAACGATCCTTTCAAACTTACCGATGATCTTACAAGGTGGTATTCAGTTGATCGTGACGCTCGTCCAAGGGCTTATCAACGCCTTGCCACAGATCGCTCAATCTGGTATGCAGATTATCGGTCAGCTTATCATGGGACTTGCTCAAGCCTTGCCACAACTAGCTATGGCCGGTTTGCAATTGATTGTCCAACTTGCGACATCAATCATTGCCGGTTTGCCTAATATCGTAAGCGCTGCTTGGGATATTATAAGCGGATTCGGTAAAGCTGCTCTCGATTTCATTCCGAACGCTTTGAAAGGTATTGCGGACGCCGTGGGTAACTTCTTCGGTGGGATCTGGGATTGGATCAGCGGAAAATCCGAAGAAGGCGGAGCGAAGGTTGAAGCGACGATCGGAGCGACAGCAGATCATATTTCGAACAAGAGTTCGGAAACGACCGCGAAAGTAAGCTCGGACGCAACAACCGCGAATACTAACGTCAGCACGAACTATCAACAAATGCAAGCGAACGTCAGCACGTCAACGAATACGATGACAACGGACGTTTCGAATAATATGATGAATCTTGCTAATAGTACGATGGCAACCACGACGACTATGCAGCAAGGCGTGTCAACGAATTTCGGTATGATGAATACTGACGGCACGATGAATATGCAACAGCTCGCAACGAATACCGATACGTCATTTAACCAAATGAACGCGAACGCAGTCGCTCAAACGGGCCAAATGAATTCGGGCGTTGTGAGCAATGTCAGCAACTTAAACACTAGCGCAAGCAACGAGCTGAATCAGTTGATGAACAACGCAAACGCGAGCACAGCGGGCGTAAATACCGCAGCTAACACAAACGCCCAACTTGCGAATTCGGGAGTTGTGAGCAACTTCCAACAAATGCAAGCGGGAGCGACGACGGCTACAAATACTATGGCGAACAATGCACAAGCTGACTTTGCCAAAGTATCGCAACAAGCGCAACAATCAAGCGCGCAATTGTCGCAAGCCGTCACAACTAATTATAACCAGATGAAAGCGACAGTCACGGAATCGATGAACGCGACAGCCCAAGCGGTACAAGCCGGGCTTACGAAAATTTCGCAAGCGACATCGCAAGCTGGCAAACAATTAGTAAGTCTATTTACGCAATCATTTAAGAGCGTGATGAACGCTGCTAAAGAAGGAATGAACGCGGTCGTGTCCGCTATGAGCTCCGGTCTCAATAAGGCCGTGAGCCTTGCACAATCAGCCGGATCGAGCATTGTTTCAACCTTTAGTCAGTTGGCCGGATCGCTTTCATCTGTTGGTTTCAATGCAGGAGTCGGGCTTTTTAACGGTCTTGCTTCTATGGCCGGATCGCTCTATAGTCTTGCTCACAGTATTGCTTCAAATATTGCTAACATCATGAGATCGGCACTCGATATCCACTCACCATCACGAGTGATGAAGAAAATCGGTGGATTCACGGGTGAAGGTATGTACCTTGGTATGGCCGGCTGGGTGTCAGATATCAACGATATGGCGCGTCAGTACGCCCAAGCAATCACGGATCAAGACTATCAAACTAACAGCACGATGACGACAAGCGCGAGCGTGACAAGCTCGGGAGTTCGTTCATCACTCGAAGACTTGAGCGAAGAAGTGAAAAACTCACAACTCGCAGATCAGAAATTTGAGGTACACAATGAGATTGTCGGTGATAAGATTTACACCACAGTCAAAGAAAAAGACGCTCGAAAAAAAGCGTTAGATGAATATTTCACGTAAGGGGTGAAACATGGACTTATTGATTGAAAAAGACGGCCAAAGTCGGAAACTATCCGAGCTTGGTCTATATAATATCGCGGTCGATGATTCGTCCCCGACCGTGGATATTTCAACGCGTACCGTCAAGGGACGCAATGGCCGGATCTTTGACGGCCTAACATATAACGAAAAAGTTATCGAAGTACGAGCGAGGCTTTCCGTCCCAACGATGGAAGCCTTTTTTGATAAAAAAGACGAGCTGACCCGGTACATTCTGGGAGAGGATAGCTTTTACATTACCAAAATGTACCCGCAAAATAACGAATTATACGAATTCGAGACGGCGGGCCAAACAACGGGAGAGCTTGAGACCGCGAACATTCCACATAAGCCTTGGCGCTATCGTTACAAGGTGTCCGGAAACGAGCGGATCAGCTATGAATTCATCGGTAAGTCATCCGCGGGATTGAAATATAATATTTCGTTCTCGTTCGTCACGGTGGAGCTTCCTTTTGGTGAGACAGTACCGAAGGATCTCGCGCTCACAACGAATACGTTTGATTATGAGGGTACGGCACAGTTGAGCCAACTCGAAGTCCCGTTTGTCGTGGAATTGACGGCGAGCGCTGACAATACCGACTTTTTCGTCGAGATTGACGGTCGTCGGTTTACTTACCGACACGCAGAAACGCCGATCAGATCTGGGCAGAAATTACTCTTGCGTGGGATTGAAACGGTGCTAGTGGCCGGGACGAATGAAACAAACGTCAACAATCGGACCAATTTTGAATATTTCGTGATTCGTCCGAAAATCAACAAAAAAATACCTTGGTTTACGAATTTTAGAGGCACAATCAAGATCCTCGGATTCAAGGAATTATACAAGTAGGAAGGAGGAAAAATGCTTACTTTTTACGATGAAAAGGGCAACGGATACGGGGCGCAAGTCGAATTCACCACAAAAAACGCGGTGAACGGCGAGCGTTCCGTGTCCGGGACCATCCTTTCAAATGACAAAGTATTATCAAAGATTGATCGTGGATGGTCGTTTGATTGGGATGGCGAAACGTACAAGATCATTTACGCGAAGCCCAAAGACGAGGGCCGGAGCTTGTCCGTGTCATTCGACGCAGTTCACCAATTCTTCTACGATTTCGATCATTCCAATTGCTATCAAGTCTTTAACGGATCGAATCGTTTCGAAGTCTATATCGAGGCGATTTTCAAAAATAGCGGGTATCGTTACACTATCGAAGCGGAAGCGAAAGCAATCCGAAAAGAGAATTTCGGGAATGCGAAACGCCTTGAAATGTTTAAGGACGTTATCAAGGCGGCGGGGCTTGAATACTCGGTGACTGGGAAAGTCGTCCGGATTGTGAAGAAGGTCGGGACTGATCTCTCGACCGTGGTCCGGAAAAACTTCAACATGAACGAGCTCACACTCGAGAAGAATATCGGAGCTTTTATCACTTATAAAAAAGGCTTCGGAGCTTGGAAGGACGAAAACAATCATGACGCGGGACGGTACGAAACAGAGTACGAAAGCCCGCTTGCTCGGATCTATGGCCGTATCGAAGGCGAGCCGATCAGCGATGAACGGTACAAAGAGACTGGAAAATTGTTAGAACGTCTAAAGCACGACGTTGACAACTCGTACTCTATTTCAGTTCAACTCGAGATGGAAGACTTGACACGGGCGGGTTACAAGTACACACAGCCTCGAGCGGGTGACTATATCATGGCTATTAACGAAACGATAGGATTCCGTGAGAAGATCCGTATCGTGTCTTACGAGAGCAGCTATGACGTGACGGGCCGGTTGATAAACCATAAAGTGACTTGTAACGATATCGGCACAGTCCAAAAGGCTATCTCGTTCGAGGGCTCGATCATGCGAAGCGTGGGCCAAAGCAAGGAATATGCGGAAAGCGCCCTTGCTATTGCTACGAAGGCTCTTGTCAGTGCTGACGGTAAGACCACGACTTATTACGGAGCGGAGAAGCCTCGGGATGAACCGCAAGGCACGCTTCATCATGGAGATCTGTTATATCTGACGGTTGGAGAAGAGACAGAGCTCTATTTTTGGAATGGCTCGGAATGGGAGCTCAAACATCTAAAATTCGACAGTTCCAAGCTAGAGAAAATGTTTGCGGATTCTGAAGCGTCAACCAAGAAGGCCATTGCAGAAGCTAACTTGCAAGCAGTAGAAGCACTAGCAAGAGCTAGAGCGAGCACCGATTTAGTCCGAGAAGCGAGAGAAATTGCTAACGACAATGTCCGGGAATTAAACGCATTCAGAACGAATGTCCAAATCGAACGGGAAAAATTATCTGACGAACTGAAACGGTATTCCCGCGAAGAAACAACCAATCAGATCACAGTTCTTCGTGAGCGTTTTTCAAACGGTTATGTCGCCAAAAGTACCTATGTTGAGAACGTCGAGAGCACAAAGCAACGCTTCGAAGCTCTCACCAAGGACAACGAAGCTAAACTAGCTGAATTTAGACAAGGTATTGATGGCCAACTAACCACGCTATCTAGTCAAATCGCCGGCAAAGTGAATGAGATCGATTTCCAGAAGGTCAAAGAAAGCTCTCTACTTTATGAGCGAATTTTAGGCAAGTCAGAATCAGACGCACCCGATAAGCTATCAAGGCTTGTCATGTCTAGCGAGATTTTCCAAACAGAGGTCGGTAAGTATTCCACGCAAGGTGGCCCGAATATGCTCCGAAACAGTCGGGCAGATGACGGACTGAAATATTGGACGGAAGAAAACGGGCGTTTAGGTTTTACCAATCACCAATTTTATTTCAACGGTCAAAAGCGAATGTTCGAATTAAGGCCGGGTGCAGTTGTTAAAAGTCCACGTTTCATTGTCAAGCGTGGTGCTGATTATATGCTGAATATGCTTGGTTTTGACGCTAACTCAAAAAGTTTCAAGATTTATTTTTGCAAACGCAAGAAAGGCTCTACGTCCGACTTCGAAGAAAAGCAAGTCATTCTTGAGGGTACAGGAAGCCCTATCTTCAGTAGCTCACAAGCCGTCAAGAAATCACTAAAATTTAATGTTGGTGATTTTGACGATGGATATCTTCAATTTGAATATGAGAAGCAAGATTTGAATAAGTGGGGCGGTCTATTTATGACCGAGTTGGATTTTTACGAAGGCAACAATGACCGCAAGTGGCAACCGTGTCCAGATGATTCAAACGAACCATTAGAAGCAGTCAGAACTCAAATGACATTGCTGAGAGACAGTTGGTCAGTCAGAAACCTAAATAGCGCTGGTGATATTTTGGGCCAAATGAATTTAAATCCGGATGGTTCTGTAAGAATTAACGAGGGCCTACTTTCAATTGGAGAGAAAACCTATATCAAGGACGGGGTTATCAAGAAATCCATGATCGGCAAGGCCCAAATAGGCACGGCTCACATCGACGAAATCGACGCGAGCAAGGCTAACCTTATTAACGTAACGGCAAAGAATGTCGCAACCGAAGGACTGACGGCTAACATCATCAAAGGCGGGAAGCTCTCGTCATTGAATGGCGTGACTGATTTTGACCTTCAATCTGGATGGATTGATATTAACAAGGACGCCGTGGGAATTAGAAATAGGTTTAATGGCAAACCTATGCAATTTCTTGTTTTCGGCCAAGGGGCCTTAAATGGTGTACCTTGCGCGTACACTCAATTGATGAGTAATCGAAACGGCACTACAGGGATCGAACATACTTCTGCTGGTATCCAAATCTGGAACGGTAGGCAAGGAAGTAATGTCCAAACGGCCATTACATTTTATGGTAAGGCGATGAACTTTTCTTCCAGCTCGGTAACAAGCGGGATAAACCTCGATACAGATGAAAAGCTGTTGTGGGGGCTTAATAATATTTATCTCAAGAAATCGTCTTTAGAGGATATCTTTAGAATGATAGATGACAATTTCATCGGGATTGAAAGATGGTTTAAGCAAAACAATCTTGGAGCGCCCGGCCGTTACGACGTAAGAATTAAATGACAAGGAGTATCAATGAACACAGTAGATAAAATTGTAAATGACATCTCGCAGAAACTTGCGAACACAATCGTAGAAGCGTCTAATTATAAGGTGCTGTACGAAGAAGCACAAGAACAGCTTGAGCGAGCAGAAGCACAACTAGCACGGGTGAACAAAGTGTTAGAAGCAGACGAAGCTCTCAAAGAGTTATTCGATGAAGTAGCAGAAAAATTAGAAAAGGAAGATTAAAATATGACATTTAAAGTAGTAAATAAATACTTGCAAGAAGCAAACAAGACTTTTGTCGCTATCCGTCAGGAAAGTCCTTATACGGCATTTGACCGTGTACTGATTGGTGACCGTACAAGCGAATCAGACGAGGCATTGATCCAAGCGGTATTGGGTCAAATTGCAACCGAATTTAACCCAGCGGACGGGGTGAAGAAATTGCAAGAAGACTTACACGTCCAAGCAGAAGAATACGAAACTAAACTTGCGAAGAAAGACGAAGAAATCCGAAAAGTGAAAGACGTTGCCGAATGGAGCGTCCTTGCACGAGTGACTGACGTTGATCGTCCGTTAGATCCGACAGTCTTCAAGCGTGGTCTGGAATTGGTGGATCTTGGTAAAACTGGCACAACCTATCCGGCACAAGCAATCTTTGCGCTCGAAGATCCAAACCATACCGAGAAATTTAGCGAAGGGAAACGCGTCATGATCCAAGTAACTGAACCGTTTACTTACCAAGGCGAAACGCTTGAACAATTGGAAGCGTTGTACCAAAACGGAAAAATCGGAATTTGGAAATGGACAGAGCCGAAGCAACCGCAAGCGTCTGGCGATCTTGAAACGCAACCCATCCAGTAAGCTAGTAGCATAAAAAGGGGGAATTGATGGATCAAAAACCAGACGGAATTTTTGGGATTATCGAAATAGTCCGTGATTTCTACGATCACGGGATCGATGAACACATGATCGTGTTTGTCTTGATGGTCGTCGTCGCTTTAGACATCATTTTGGGGGTATCTAGAGCGTGGGCATATCATGAGTTCTCAAGTCACAAGTGGAGAAAAGGGCTAGTAAGCCATACCGCTATGATCTTAATCGTAGCGGTTGGCTATCCTTTCGCCTTATACATGAACCTTGGACCCGTGATTGATACATTTATCGTCGCAATGATGGCAGCATACGGATCAAGTATTTTGGCTAGTCTTTCGGCGCTAGGGGTAGAAATTCCCGGACTAGATCGCTTCGTTAAACAAAATATCGATCGTGAAAAATTCCAACTCAAAGAAGGCTTGGAAGAGCCAAAGAAATTATTAAAAAAGAAAGAGGACAAATAACATGGATCAAATCACAAGCATTATTACATCATCAGCGATAAGCATTTTAGTAGTATTGACTGGGATCATTGTCCAAGCGCTAAAGAAATACTTACTCATGCGTGGGGGCAAGAAGGCGATTGAGATCGTGGAGATCTTGGCAAAAAACGCTGTACGGGCCACAGAGCAAGTTGCTGACAAGTTGGATATCCACGGGAAAGATAAACTCGAGCACGCCAAAACGAGCTTGATCGAGGGCCTTGATTCTCAAAATATCCACTTGACGAATGAAGAGTTAAATACCTTTATCGAGGCAGCTGTTAAAGCTGCTAACGACGAGTGGAAGAAATAGGAGATAGACAATGAGTGTACAACAATCAACTGTAAACTGGTTTATTAATCGTCGCGGTTTGCTTACTTATTCAATGCTTGGAAGTCGTAACGGAGCAGACGGCACGGCAGACTGTTCTGGGTCAATTTCGCAAGCGCTGAAAGAAGCCGGAATTGGAATCGTAGGCCTACCATCAACCGTTACACTTGGACAGCAACTCGCAAACAATGGCTTCTATCGTGTGAGCCGTAACGAAGACTGGGACGCTGAAACAGGCGATATCGTCTTGATGAGTTGGGGCGCTGATATGTCAACGTCTGGCGGGGCTGGTGGCCACGTCGGTGTGATGATTGATAGCGTCTATTTTATTTCTTGCGACTATTCGACGCAAGGGGCAGTTGGACAAGCTATTAATACTTATCCGTGGAATGATTACTATAACTGGAACAATCCAGCTTATATTGAGGTTTGGCGGTACGCTAACACAGCACCACAAACAGCAAATCAAGCAAACACGGCAGTAAAACCACAAGAAAAGGCTTATTACCAAGCAAACGAGGTTAAATATATTCATGGCATTTGGCAAATCAAATGTGATTATCTCGCGCCCGTTGGCTTCGATTGGCTCGAAAACGGTATTCCCGTTTCAATGGTAAACTGGGTTGATAAGGACGGCAACAACTTGTCAGACGGCGCGGATCAAGACTTTAAATCCGGTATGTATTTCAGTTTCGAACTCGATGAAGTCAATATTTCAGATACAGGCAAAGGTGGGTATTACGGCGGATATTACTGGCGCTTGTTCGAGTTTGGTCAATTCGGGCCTATCTGGTTGTCATGTTGGGACAAGGACGATCTAGTAAATTATTATGAGTAAGGGGTGATTGAATGAATCGCTCAAACTCTACAAATTTAAGGCAGATCGAGGGAGGGCGGATCGTCAAGCAAGGCGATTCCGCTTCCCTTTTTGGTTTTGAATTATTGGACGAATATTGGAAGCCGGTCAAGCTCGAGGGCGAAAATGCGACGATCACGCTCGCGTCGTCTAAAGGTAAAGCCGTTTTCAATGGCGTTGTTACTAATTCAAAAGTTATGTTTCGAATTTCTAAAGTCCTTCCAGTTGAGAGCTATCTCGTAGAGGTATCATGCGGTGGGTACGTCTTCCCGAGCGATCAAAACGTTCGCGTTGACGTGATCCAGTCCGCGGCCGAGTACACAAGCGAGCAAGTTCTTGCGCTTGTTAAAAACGACGTAAAAGAAGAGATCGGAAAGTTTATCGAAACGCACAAAGAGAGCGGAATCGTGGAAGAATTCCCGGATCTGACGACTCTATACAATTTAGCTAAAATCTAAAAGGAGAAAAAATGAGCTTAAATACAGAAAAACTCACACAGTTCGCGCAAGCAGTCGGTAACGACGTCAAGGATATCAAGACACAACTTGCGAATAAAGCGGAAAAGAGCGAGATCGGTCAAGGAGGAATCACGCAACAACAACTTGACAGCGCAATTCAAGGCGTTAAAACGGCTATTCTGGGCGAAGGCGTTTCGGAAGATTTGGACACGCTCAAAGAGATCGCTGAAAAAATTTCGGCCGGCAGTTCATCCGACAGCGCGATCGTTTCAAAAATGACAGAGCTCGGTCAGAAATTTACTGATCTTGAAACTACTGATTTTGTACAGATCTATAATGGCGCCAAAAATAGTCTCTAAAGGAGGCGCTAGATGGATAAATTAAAAGAAGCTATCAAGCTTATAGGCCGTGATATCGGAAACATTGATACCCTTATCGATACCAAACTAAAAAACGGTGGCGATCCATTTGTCACACGGTCTAAAATTCCAACAGTGGACACAAGTCAGTTGGTTACTAAGAACGACTTGGAAGAACTCAAACGCAAAGTCGGAACTGGCGGAAGTGGCACAAGCAATAACAGCGGAACCGAACTAAAAGGACAGGGTTTTCCTTATGCTCTTGACGCAGAAATCGGAGTGACTTACATTGACACCACAGCTAAAAATGGGGCGTTTAAATGGATCAAAAAGCGTGCTGGCACTGGGCGTGATAACTGGGTTATTTTGGCTGGGGACACGGGCAAGGTGCGAGCAAGAAATATAAATTCTACTCTCGGTGCATCATATATGGAATTTCGACGTATTAACTCAACTGTGGAGATCAATTTCGGAGGTCTTTCGTGGGGTTGGTTTGGTATCAAACGTAGAGGATCGGCTGGATATGTCCCTCAAGGTTCTGACCGTGAGCGAAACGTGGTTATTATAAACGTTAATGGTATCCCTGTTGGCTTTCGTCCTACAGGCTCTAAAATTGGCATGATTACCAATGACAAGGGAATCCGTCTTGGCACTTGGTATTTAGGTGGCCCAGCAGACGGCAATCAATTTCGGTTGCAATTCGACGATCCAGTACCAACAGATCGCGACATCGGAGATATTCGTTTTTCGAGCGTGGTATACGTAACGGACGATCCGTGGCCCGAAACTTTATAATTTTATTAAACATATAAGACACACAAACCCCCTCAAAAGAGGGGGCTTTTTTTTATTGCACAGTTTTGTTGACGTCAACAAAACTGCTTTTTTCCTGAAACTAGTTCCAGAATAAATAAATCTTTAATTATTTTTATAAAAGGTGTTGACAAAGGTGCTACCTTTTGATATACTATAATCAAGGTAAGGGTAAGACCTACCAAACAAAAAAATCGCAAGTCCCGAAAGGGGACGAGGAGGAACTAAAATGGAAAACAATCAATTTGTAGTAATCGGCGGCCAATACGAAAGTTATGATTATGGTACTACGACCACACTTTTAGCAGCAAAAAGACTAGCAACAGCAAACGAAGAACATTGGGATAATTGGCAAGGTGTTCATGTTCCTGAAATTTACAAAATCGAAGATACAAAAGTAGTCGTTAGCAAAGGTCGTTTAACCAGCCATGATGGACAAGAAATTAGAATACCTGTTGGCAAACCTTATATGATTAAAAACAGTAAAACAAATAAATGGGAGTTTTGCTAGGATTACAGAGGGGCAAATGCCCCTCTTTTAAAAAATATGTCTTAAAAAGGAGAAAAAACATGGCGGACAAATTTAAAAAATCAATTTACTTAGCTGGCGAACTAGTAAACATTTATGACGAGTGCAAAAACAATCACTCCCGCTCATTTAGTGGGCGGGTAGCTGACGTTGCTGATCGTTATACTATCTTGATGGATTTAGCAGATGTACCAGAGCTTACAGATAACGAAAAAGTTATTTTAGGGGAAGCTGTACTTGGTGGATTTATTGACAAGTTAAAAATCAAATACTTACCAGAAAGCATCCTAGACACAGAGTTACCCCAATCAAAAGAATTGGCGGATAAAGTTTCCAAACTTGATTATAGCCAACGCTTAAAACTAATCGAAAGCATCGGCATTTAAAAGCCACCCTTGAGGTGGCCTTTTTTCTGTTATAACGGCAATTCCAAAGATTGTCTGTTATAACGGCAATAAAAAAAGCCCTCGGGCTCGTTCTCTTAATTGTGCGGGCAATGAATACGATTTTGAATACGATTTTTTAAAATCAATGAAAATTAACTGAAATGATTTTAAATCAATAATGGTTATTTATCAACGTTTCGACTATTGACTAAAAGCGATGAAAACCGTTTTTATTTTGTGGTATAATAGAGGACTAGAAGTAGAATAAATGAAAGAGGAGCAAGAGATGCTGTTAGAAGAATTTGATGCCAATCGACAGGCGATTATCAATCCACAAGACT